CCAGTGCATCGTTGAAGTGCAAACAGACGTTCTCGACTTCGCTGGTGGATGCAAGCGTCAAGGTCGCTTCGCTCGTACCCTTGGAGTAGGTCGGAGCCCCGGAGGATGATGTGTCATCAACAAGCCAAGCGGTTGCCGGGTCTGCCGAAGTTGGGAAGGTTGCTACCGCCCCGTTGAAGTCATCGTAAAAAATCTGAAAGTCGCGCATGTCGCCCATGTTCTTATGTTCCTGTTTTGTGAATTTTGTTGCCGTCCCAAAAAGCCCCCAAGCAATCGCCCAGGGGCTAGAAATCAATCGACACTACGCACGGTTTGCGAAAACGCCTCGATGCTCGATAGCGGCCGCTGCGAACGACTGGCGCACCGTGTAGATGTACGAATCGTTTCGGATGTTGTAATCGCTTTCGAGCACCGGCGATTCTTCGCCACTCAAGAAGCTGATTTCAACCGTGTCGATGAGGCTGTTGTCGGCGATTGCGTACCAGTTGGTCGAGCTATTGGCATCCAAGTATGGACTTGCAACAACTCGCAACTGCCGAGCACCGCCGCGACCGTAAAGGTTCGAGACGCCGCTATTCTTTTCGCTCTCGACCGATGCCGTCGAATTGACAAGCTCCAATGCAGTCCCGGCGTAAGCCAAAGGCACTAAGAGGATTGACGGGGTAAGCCCGAGGAAGACGTCGCTGTTAAGCCCCTTCTGCTTACCCATTACCTCAAAGGCTTTGTCGAGGGTCGTCTTGCTTGGAGCCGCTGCACCGCCCGAGAGGTTAGTCCCAGAGGCGTGCGATGCCGAGAAAAGAGCCACGCCGTCGGGCATGGTCGGGTTTGACAGGAATACGTCATAGATCGCCTTTTCTTGCGTCCTACGAGCCGCCGATCCGTGCATCGCTGGGATGCGGGACAGGGCATCGAGGTCATCGTTAATGACCGTCTCCCAAGTCACGGTAAATTCCTTACCGTACTTCTCAACCTTGTAGCTCTTGCGTTGATCGACAACCTTACCCTCTGGGTAGTCCTTGCCTTCGGGAACTACTTCGAGATTTGGCGATTCGCCAAGGCTGATGCGGTTGATGTTTTTGAAGTCGTCAACCGACTGAGCTTGTCGCACCCATTGGTCCCAAGTGTATGGGGCCTCGACGTAAGACGCCGTGAGGGTCTTGCTGGCTGCATCCAAAAGCAGACTGGAGAACGATCCGCTTGTGTGGTAAACGTCATTCGATCGACGGATATTGAATCGATCCATCACCCCTTGGTGACCCATCGCGATACGCACAACATCGCCTTTGTTGTGTCGCTCTGGATTGACGCCCATTCGCCGAACGCAAGCCTCAGCAAGCCGGTAGAGCCCAAGATTGCGGAAGTGTTCCGCGCCTTGGACTTCAGGAGCCTTTTGAGTCTTGATCTGACCTTCCCAGCATCGCTTTACCAATCCCGCCGAAGCCTGAGCCATGAATTTATCGTGCTCGCTTTCGGTCACGCTGAAACTGGAGCCCTCGACGGCCCCGCCTAGTGGTTGAGAAGCCATCTTTCGGATGATCCTTTCTTGAGCGATTTCAACAGTCACGGATGGATCGTCAACCAATGCGTCTGCGAAGCTTCGCTCAAGCTTCGCAAGCGTACAATGAGCAACGATTGTTTTGCGTCGGTCGTCGTGGGCCTTGATCTGGCGTGCAACTTCGGCTTCGACTTTCTTTTCGGTGTCTTCGGTTGGCTCGACATGCTCGGCCCGCATAGTTTCTTCGGGTTCTTTTTCCATGCCTGCCATCGATTCGACTTGCCCCATCGGAGCCGCGTCAGAACCGGCCTGGCCTGCCGCCTTGCCTGCGAGGTAAACAATGATCTGCATTGGATCGGTCATGCCTTCTGGCAACCCGAGCCCCTTGAGAGTTGCCAAAAGCGACTCGTCCATACGTTCAACCCTTTCCTGGTCATAAGACCTGCGAACAGTAGAATTCGGATCCGCGCCCGTTGCACAGATCGAAGCGTTATGCGGTTCCCATGCGGTAACAATTTCCGCTGGACCCTCAATCACCTTGCCTTGTCGGGTGGTGTACGTTTGGCCCTCTCGAACGAATTGACGCTCAAGAATCTGGGCATCAATCGAGAAGTCATTTAGGTGTCCTTCGGTGTATCTGGTTGCGACAGTCTGCGAGTCTGGATCGCTTGCGAAATCAGGAGAGCCTAGAAGCTCATCGCCCTCGATTACGATATTGCGAATCGAGCCAAAGACGTTGCGTACTGTCTTGTCGTTGTGGCTGTCGACAATAGGCAATTGCTTTTTATCGTTGCGAAACCGGACGCCATCCATGAGCAATACTTGCTTGATCCACCCGCGATCCTGATCGTAGATGTCAATTGGCGTTTCGGTCGCAATCACCGCTCGGCCATCCTTCACAGTCCCGAATTGGCGAACGATTGAGCCGCCCTCGATGGGCTTGGTTTGGCGTCTTGCGTCGAGTTCTTTGCGTCGCTTGATTAGGTCTTGCTTGTTCATGCTTGCACCTCAGCCGGTAGCGTGTCAACCGATCCGTCTTTTGCGTCGTCAATTAGGGCCTGTACACTCGCTTCGGACATGCCGACCGATGATAAGAACACCCTGGCCGCCGCTTCGGTAATGACGCCGCTAGCTAGCTCGTTGAGGGTCTTGTCGATGGCCTTGCGGTTGCGATTGAATTGAAGAGTTGATAGCCCCATCATTTCGCCGCTTCCGGTCGCTGGTTGGGTTTCTGCCGCCCCTTGGGTCTGAGCCGCTGAAATTGCTAGCTGCGTTTGTTCTGGAGTCTGCAAGCCAAGCTTTTTGAGCAATCGGTTTTCCTTGGCCCGCTGGTAGAAGACCGTTCGGAAGTTAAGCCCCTGAGCCCCGAGGACTTCGGAGTAGGTTGCCGTGAATGAGTTGATGCCTGATTCGCTGGTCTGTTGCTCAACGCCTGGATCGACCCATTCCCATTTAGGTGTCTGCCATTCGACAGGGGTAAACCGCCTACGGTCGCTTAGCAGGTCAATAGGCGATGGGAAACCGTCGAGGCTGGTTCGGGTCGCTGCATCACAAAAGCGATCCCAGACAGGCTGTAGCAAGTGCCGAATGATGTATTTCTGGATAATCCGGAATCGCCGCCGATCTTCGAGTTGGCTGGTTCGGCTTGAACTGTAGGTGGTTTGCGAATAGTCGCGTGCTACAACCTCGTAGGATAGCCCTGTCCCTACCGCGATCCCTCGAAGGATAACCTTGGTCCATTCGCCCGCGCTCGTGTTTGGTCGAGTTGGGTTGATTACCTCAACCGATTCGCCTGGCTTCAAATCGAAGACTAGGCCCGGTTCTAGGTATCGCTCTTTGTTGCCGTCCTTGTCGGTTCCGCTGCCTGTTCTTGGGTTGCTAAGATCCCCCATTGGCGTTTCGGTCTTGATCGCCGCCGTGAAGCAGGATGCGATAGCCGAGGCCTGCAACTCGTTGTCCAAGTACGTTCCAAGGTCGCGAATCGATGCCAACGCTGGAGCAAACCAAGTAACGCCCCGCGTCTGGCCGACTCGATCCTGGCGGAACAGGTGGATGATTTCCCGGGCCGGAATTTCCTTTGGCGTTCGGCTTACCGCGTAGGGTTGTAGCGGATGGTCGTCATAGATCATGTAGGCAAGGGGCTTGCCCGATTCATCGACTTTAATCCCGCGAATTACCCGCGTCCCATCGCCGCGATCGATCCCCATCGTGTAGGTATCGCGATCGGTCGCTAGCCTGTCGGCTTCGATGATCTCAAGAGCCATCGGAATCGGTCGGCTGATTCCCCGGTATTCGGTCGAGGGTAGATTGACAATGCGGATAAGCACCTCGCCCGCTTCGACCATTTCGCGAAGGGCGATAATCTGGATTTCTTCGAGGGTCAAACGCCCGTTGATATCCGCGACTTCGGACCACTCGGACCAAGCCTTATCGCGCAGGTCGTTGATGTCCTCGATGTCGTCCCCTTCGGGAGTCTCGAAGGTCGATTGGGCTTGAATTCCCGCGCCGACAACGGAAGAGACGATAGTGTCTACAACTCCCCATGCGTAGGAATTATCTCGAACCAATCGCCTAGCCTCTGCCCTGAGTCGGTCGGCCCCGAATGGCCCCATTAGCTCTTGGTCGGCTGGTAGATTCTTGGGGTGTCTGTTGCTCGATACCCGCGATGGTTCGGCACCTTGGTAGGATCTGGCAAGGGCCCTGCGTGCTTGCTGCCGTCGCAATCCTGCGATGGGGCTAACTGCCGAGACTACCGAATCGATAAATCGAGCAATCATCGACGGCCCCCCACGATTCGCCCAAGGGAGATGCCGCCCGATCCGCTTTCACGCTGGACTTGATGGAGTAGCTTGTTTCGCTCGGCCATCAACGCCGCTAGGTCGAGCTTAGTGACGGTCCGAGAGCCAATGGAATACTGAGACGCCCCTCCGGTTAGAAGGGCCTCAATAGCTGCGTCGATTAGTGCCAACAGGGATGCCGCTGATGCCATGCGTCAATCGTTGCATGGCTTGCGGTTGCTTGGTAGATGCCTGTACTATTCCATTAGTACACTGCTACAAATTATTTACGCTCTTGCGCCCAAGTATGCCCGCAATAGGAGCATCGGCAATAGCGAACCTTGGCCTTGGTGCAATAGACCCTCGAGTAGCTCTTGCCGATCGGTCGGCGCGATTCGCATAGGGTGCAGGGTCTTGCTTCATCTTCGCGGGGGATAGGGGTTTCGCTAGCGTCCTTCATCGCTTGCATGTGGATTCTTGCGGATGAGTAGTTGGGGCTTTCGTAGTCTGGAAGGCCGGAGGGAATCCCTAGCGACTCGGCCATCTTGCTGACGATACCCTGGCTAAATTCCTGGTGCGTTTGCGCTGGCTCTTGCGGTTGAATTGGCTGGATGTCAACCCGAGGATCTACCCATTCCCGCTTGCTTGTTTGTTGCTTTGGCCTCTTGCTCATATCATCCTCTCCGTTTGGGAATCCATCCACCTTGCCGCTGTCTGAATCGTTGCTGCCCATGCCTGTAGGCTTGCTGAACAGGCTTGGCTTGTTTCGGCTCATCGCCGATATGCTTTGGAGCAACCTCGATTTCCGATGGGGCGATAAGCTTGACCCCGCAAGCCTCCGAGCCTGCCGCTGCCATGTACGTTGCATCGAGCCAGTGATTTTCGCCCTCTTTGGGGAGCCAGTAGGTTTTAGCCCCTTTGCCCTCAGTGAACTTAGTTACCAGTTCTTCGGCTGCAATATGCTGCGCGTACTGCGAATGTCTTTTTTCCCCTTCTGGGGTAAACACCGAAAGCGAACCGCGCCGAAGCATGTTATTTTCATCGAAGGTCGGCGTCAAAAACCTTTCGTGGACGAATTGCTTCCAGTAGTCGGTATCTAGGTCGTAGAGCCAAACCTTAGCTGCTGGCAAGTGTTGTGCGTGAATGTTTGCACCTGCTATGGTTGTCGATGTCGTCTTGGTCTTTGGCCTGTATGCTGGAATTCCTTTGGACGGGTGGAAGATGCCGCTAACCTCTCGGCAGAACTGGTACGCCGCATTCGTAAAGGCCCCTGAGTCAACTAGGCAAAAATCGATCGGCCGCCGCGTTCCGGTTGTGTCGATGAACTCCTTCTGCAGAAGCTCATCTCGGAGGCTTAGCAAGGATTGATAAATCATCGGC